TAAAGAACAATGAACAAAGATAAATTAATAAATAAGCTAACTTTATTAGATACTTCTATTTATAGGAAGTTAGGTTTTTTAAATACAGGTCAATACACAAAAGAGCCTCAAGAATATAGAAAAAACCTTTATAGTATTTATAATGAGTTAAAAATAGACAGCATACAAAAACTTTTAAAATTTAAAACTTATGAACAGAGATAAACTAAAAGAACTTTATAATAAGTACAAGTTGGACAAAGAAGATTTTTTTAAGCACCAACATTACACAATTATAACACGTCAAGGCATAGACAAAATACAAGCAATGGAACAAATTACTATAGATTATGAAGTAATAAGATGTGAGCCAAATTATGCTGTATTTAAAGCTTACGCCGAAAAAGACGGTAAAAAGATCCAAACATTTGGTAGCGCCAAAAAAGGTGATAGTTTTAAAGATGGTAACACTAACAGTTGGTACGTTGCTGAAATGGCAGAAAAACGATCAATGAGTAGAGCTGTTTTAAAATTAACAGGCTTTTATGAGCTAGGAGTTTTTGGAGAAGACGAAAGTGAAACATTTAAAAAATAAACTATGAGTGCAATTATAACATATTCAATAAGAGTAGATAAACTACCAAAAGAAAAATTTATAGCAGGTAAAGATGGAGCTGTATATGTAAATTTAGCAATGAGTGTAAATGACGAAACAAGATACGGTAACAACACTAGTATTTATATAAGTCAAACACAAGAAGAGCGTGAAGCTAAAAAGCCAAAAACATACATTGGCAATGGTAAAGTTGTTTGGAACAACGGAACTATAGTAAACGCTGAAAGAGAAAACCAAGAGCAAACCGTTGAAGCTAGTGCCACCGAATCTGCAGACTTGCCTTTCTAAAAATAAATAAATTAATATATTTTTTTAGAGAGGCTTTATGCTTCTCTTTTTTTTTATATTAACACAAAAAAACACATGACAGAAAAACAAACCACGGATAACATGTTAATGGAGCTTATAAAACAAGAGTGCTACATAGACACGAATGAGTTTATGGAATACCCTCCAATAGCGTTAAGTCTTGGTGAGACAACAATTCAAACTAAAGCTGGCGAAAAGACTTTGCCTATTCCTATAGGTACATACGGTAATTTCAGCTTTGTACAAGCTCCGCCTAAAACCAAAAAAACATTTTTTATATCTTTATTGGCTTCCGTTTATTTAAGTGGCGGCAATAACTTTGGTGGTAAAATGCTTGGTTATAGAGACAACAAGTGTTTAATACACTTTGACACTGAGCAAGGACATTGGCATAGTCAGCGAGTATTTAAAAGAGTACAAGACATGGCTAACATGCACGATTTTGGTTGTTATCATACTTATGCTTTAAGAACTATTAACTATAAGCAGCGTATGCAATTCATAGAATATTGCTTGCAAGAAAATAAAGACAAAAACGGTTTGATAATTATTGATGGAATAGCTGATCTTGTATCAGACGTCAACAACTTGGAAGAGTCTAACCTTTGTGTGCAAAAAATAATGGAATGGAGCGCCAAGTTTAAGTGTCACATAGTAACGGTTATACATAGCAATTATGGAAGCGACAAGCCAACGGGACATTTAGGTAGTTTTTTAATGAAAAAGACAGAAACACAAATACAATTAGAAGCGAACACTGTAAATAAAGAATGGATAACTGTTAGTTGTAAAAATTCTAGAGGTTATGCTTTTGAAACTTTTAGTTTTAGTATAAACGAATTTGGTTTACCATTTGTAGTTGGTGAGATCTATGATCCGCTTAAGTACTTTGTAACATCTAAAAATAAATTAACGTGATAAAATGAGATCTTTAGTAGAAATAGCTTTTTTAAAGCACAAAGATTGGATAAACATAGTAAAATCATTTGGTTGCAATCCTAGCCTAGCTGAGGACGTTGTACAAGAAATGTATATTCAAATACATCTTGACATACATAAAGGCCTAGACATATCCTTTAATGACGACATTAACCACTATTATTGTTATAAGGTTTTAAGAGGTATTTATTTAAACATACATAAAAAAGAAGCTAAAAAAATTAAGATATATTTAGATCAAACTAAAGAAATACAGCAAATTGACGAAATTGGTATTGATGAGATAGAATACGCACAAAACAAAGAAAAAGTCGATAAGATATTAAGTGAGTTATATTGGTACGATAGAAAAGTTTTTGAGCTTATAGCTAGCGGTAAAAGCGTTGCTAGTTTAAGCAGAGAAACAAATATCAGCTACATATCACTTTACAACACATATAGAACAACTAAAAAATTTATAAAAGATCAGATATGAAATTAGGAGACTTATTTTTTTATTTAACATATTACACGGGTATACATTGGCTTGTAAAAAAAATTAGCAAATTGTTTAATAAAGACTGTGGTTGTGATAAACGTCGTGACGACTGGAATGATATTGAATTATGGAAATAGAAGAGAAAAAACAATGGAAAGAATTTAAAGCNAACGTTAAAAGTAGGTTGACACAAGATCAATANAGGCTANTATGTAGGTTACANGCTAAATATTATNAGCATAATTACCATGAGCCTTGNAGCTGCAATCCNAAAAGACTACTGCAATGGATATCAGATATTGATAAAGTATATGAAAAGTGTTAAAGTTTTGTTAAAATAGTTTAGAAATAGTTAATAACGTCAAATTATTTGGTACATTAGCCATGTAACTTTAAAACAAAAACAAAATGAAAACAACAATTAAAATTATGAAATTAACTGATAATCAAATAGAAGAAATATTCAAGTCTAAAGGTCTTTTTATTAAAAAGGTAGATGATATAAAAGATAAGGGATACAGTGACTACGGAATGACTAATGCTATAAATAAAGAAGGTGGTCTTTTCACGTTTCACTCTTTTACCTTAGCTTATGATTATTTTAAAAGAATGAATTGGCTATAATAAACAATTAAAAACAAAAACAATGGAAACACTTACAGAAACAGAAAAAGCTTGGATCACTATGATGGTTCAAGCTTACGACATGGACGAACAAGTAGCTTTATCTTACATTCAAAACATAAACAAATGAGAACACAATTAGACGATTTACAGGAACAGTTAAAACACATAGACGCTATTTTGTATTACGATAGCCATAAAAAATCTTTAACTAAAGAAAAAAGAATAGAGCTAAAAAATAAAGCATCTGAAATAAGAAGCATAATAATTAACATACAATGAAAAAGACAAAAACCGGATTACATATAGAAACACGCAAAAACAGAATAGAGGTTTATACTCAAAAAGAGCTTTTGGCTAAAATTAAAAAAATAGAAAAAACGCATAACATAAAAATTTTTATTAGTATTCTCATATTTGCTTTATATTGTGTTTTGCTTACTTATTTTTGCTTGTTGAGATGACTCTAATGCAAAAACAATCCTACAATCTTTGGTACTCTTTTTTAATAGACAAGTTGTTAGAGTGGCAAAAACAAAAGCCAGACAATAAAGATCTTAATAATTGCGTTAAAGCTATAACTGAAGTAGGTATATTTAACAGCTGCCTGCAAACAGAGCTAGATGTGATTGTAAAAAAAGAAAGCCTTGTTAGGAACGAGAAAAACAAAGAAATATTAAAACTTAAACAAGAACTAAAACAATATGAGATATGACAATTAAATATTATGGCGTGCCAATTGAAGTTACATACACGCATTACGTTGGCGAAGAACAAACTTACGACTATCCGGGTTCACCAGACGAAGTTGAATTACTATCAGCTGAAGTAAACGATATTGACATAACGGAAATTTTAGTAGAAGAGCAGATTGAAGACATAGAAAACCTAATACTTAAAGAACTATGAAAAATAAAAAATACACGTCTATGCAAAGAATACTTAGACTAGAAAACATAGTGTCTCAACTTTACATTAAAGTAGAGTCGTTAAAAATAGTATTAGACAAATATAAAACAGAAAACAAAAAATAATTATGGAAGAACTAAGCAATTGCTGTGGAGCATCAAGATGGTGTGATACAGATATATGCTCTGATTGTAAAGAACACGCGGAATTTTATACAGAAGAAGAATGAATATACTAAAAACAGCAGATCAAATAATAAATGAAAGATCAGAAGAAAAAGAAAGATTGTACGGACCTTTTTCAGAAGGTATGGAAAGAGCAGCTATGATAGCTTCGGGTTCAACAGGTAAACAATTTACTGCACAAGATATGTTTATGTGTCTTGTTGCTTTAAAGCTTTCTAGACAATCCTATAATCACAAAGAAGACAATTTATTAGACGCCGTTGCTTATTTAGCAGCATTAAACAATTACAATGAGAAATAAAACAGCAAT